CTAAGGAAACGAAATGACAAACGCAACACAAACTAGCCGCAACGAATCAATGTATGGTTTTTCTGATATTGATTCTTACATTGAGTCAGTCAAAGAATCCATCACATATCAGTTTACTGGTGGCAACATGGTAGTCGCTGGCCTGATGTCTGACGCTCAAGAACTGATGTCTTTTGGTGACACAGAACGCGCACGCCAAACCCTCAACATTGCCAAGACCATCATGTTCAAAATCATGGATGGCGAGTTAGTTGGCACACAACCTTCACGCATCTAAGGAGTAAACAACATGAACCGCAAAACAGTTTTTACTCAAGGCAACATTACCATTGTTCGTGTTCAGGACTATGGCTTCCGCTGCAACACATTGTCATCCAGTTGGGAAATCCATGTCGATGGCAAATTCCGCTGGACTTATAGCAGATTAAAAGATGCTAAAAAATCAATTGCCAGCAACGATTTCTCAAATTAAACCAAACGGGGCCACGGCCCCCGAAAGCACAACATGAAACACAGCAAACATTTCTACTACCCCGAAGTCAAGAGTGCCAGGCTCACTGCCCGCGCAGAAGCAGGGCTTGACCTTCTTACTGCCCTTGCCATTGGCATCAGCTTGGCCGCCTTACTGGTGGCATGGTGGTCAGCATGAACTGGCCATTCCCATCATTTCCAAACCCCAAGCATAAAGACCAACGTCAGCCCAAGTTCAACCCTGACAACTTTGAGGACGCACCACAATGAAACCTACACCCGCCTGCCCTCAAGGGCTAACCGAATACGCCTGCGAAGTCGAAGGCGTCGATTTGGTTTGTTTTTTGGAATACACGCCCAGCGAAAATGTTGGCCGTGACAGTTATGGCTTACCTAGCGAGCCTGGCACGTCTGAAAATCTTGAACTGGTTAACGCCTACGTCAAAGGCACTGACGTTGACATTGGCCACTTGCTATTGCAGTACCTTGTAGACCACATCACAACCACAGCACTTGAGGACTTAAAAAATGACGATTTCTGAACTGGCAGCACAGCTGCGCATGGCCAAGCAGGCCGAGAACGAAGCCAAGGCCGAGCGCCTGCGCATTGAGGGTCTGATCACAGACCAGTTTGCCAAGCCCGAAAGCAATGAAGGCACACACACTGACGAAGAGTTCACCATCACTTGGAAGCTAAACCGCACGGTTAACACCGACCAGTTGGCCGCCGACTACGAAGACTTGCCGACTAACGCCAAGAACGCATTCCGCTGGAAGGCTGAAGTTAACTTGGCCTATCTTCGCACCCTCGCAGACATTGACCCCGCTGGCTACAACAAGGCTGCCGTGTTCATCACAAGCAAACCCGCAAAACCATCCATTGAACTGAAAGACTAACATGGCATTCGATCTCTCATCCATCTCTAAAACTAAACGTGTGCGCTCACCCAAGATCGTGGTGGTGGGCCAAGGCAAGATTGGCAAGACAACCTTTGCAGCCATGGCGCCTAACGCCATTGGCATCCTGACCGAAGACGGCGCCGATGCTGTGGACGCAAACGCCTTCCCTTTGGCGGCCAGTCTGCCCGAGGTCTATGCGGCCATTGACACGCTGATCAACCAAGACCATGACTTCCAGACCCTGTTTATTGACTCGCTTGATTGGTTAGAACCTATGATCCAAGAGTATGTCTGCAAGCAGAACAACTGGAAAAACATTGAGCAGCCAGGCTTTGGTAAGGGCTACGTTGCCGCCGCCGAAGAATGGCGTAACCTTCTGTCTGGCCTAGAAGTCCTGCGCTCTGCCAAGGGCATGGGCATTATCTTGATTGCGCACGACAAGATCAAACGCATAGAAGACCCGCTGACCGAGGGCTATGATAGCCATGTGCTGAAACTGCACGACAAGGCCGCCGGCCTAGTCCAAGAGTGGGCTGACGTGATTGGCTACGCAGGCTACCGCATTTTCACAAGCAAGACAGACGCAGGGTTTTCTAAGAAAGAAACCAAGGCCACCACCACTGGCGAGCGCATCTTGCACGTTGAACCCCATCCGGCTCACTGCGGTGGTAACCGCTTTGGCCTTCAGAATATGCCGCTTGACTGGACGGCATTCCAAGCAGCGCTCACCGTAGCGCAGTCTTGATCACCCCAGTTCGTAACTTAACTTTTTAGGAAATTTATCATGGCTCAGTTTAACTTTGACGCATCTACCGTCGCCCCCCAAGCATCTACAGGCCCACTGCCTGCCGGCACTTACTTGGCACACATCACCGAGTCTGATGTGCAGCCCTTAAAGTCTGGCAATGGCGAAGGCTTGAAGCTGACATTTGAGATCATTGACGGCCAGTTTAAAGGCCGCCGTGTGTGGGAGAACCTTAACATTCGCCATAGCAACGAAGACACACAGCGCATTGCACAGAGCCAGTTATCTGCGCTTTGCCATGCGGTGAACGTGATCAAGTTGCTTGACACTGCCGCATTGCACTTCAAGCCAGTGCGCATCAACGTGACCGTGCGCGAAGCACAGGGCATCTATAAGGCCAGCAACAACATCAAGGGCTATGAGGCCGCCGGTGGTGGTGTTAGCGCACCAGCTGCACCAGCGTACACGCCACCGCCCGCTGCTGAAACCCCTGCATGGCCAACAGCCGAGCAAGAGGCCGCCAAGTCCAAAGCACCAGCCTGGGCACGCAAATAATGGCCCTGCTTCCACAATCAGTTATTGATCCTGTGGCCGATGCCATCTTTGCCCATTACAAGGCAAAGTTTGGCGCGGAAGCCCAGCGCCCTTACCTTGGCGCCTCTGCCATTGGTAAGCCCTGCCTGCGCCAGCACTGGTACTCATTTCGGTGGTCTAAGCCTGCGCAGTTTTCTGGCCGCCTGTACCGAGTGTTTCAGTCTGGCCACTTACAAGAGCCGAGGGTCTATGCTGACTTGTCTAGCATTGGCTGCACGGTCTACCAACTTAACCCAGCAACGGGCAAGCAGTGGTCATTTAGCGAAAGCACAACTGGCCACCACTTTCAGGGCAACGCCGACGGCATCATTACGGGTTTACCGCAGGCGCCCAAGTCCCCGCATTTGTTGGAAATTAAGACCGCATCTGACAAAATGTTTAAAGACATGCAAAAAAATGGCGTAAAGAAGTCTAAGCCCGAACACTACGCGCAGATGCAAATATACATGAAGTGGTCAATTGACCAGTTTGGGGAAGACGGTTGCAGGCGTGCGCTGTACTTTGTGGTCAACAAAGACAACGACGACATCTACACCGAGCGCTTGGAGTTTGATGCCAAAGAAGCGCAGGCACTGATCGACAAAGCCATGGCGGTGATCACCAGCGTGGAACCGCCCGTTGGCGTGTCAACAGACCCGACATGGTTTGAGTGCAAGTTCTGTGACTACCAGGCTATCTGCCACGGCACTGACGTACCGGCGCCCACATGCCGGTCATGCGTGCATATCACGCCAGAGATGGACGGCCAAGGCCGGTGGTCATGCAACAGCCATGGCATTGATTTGGTTACAGAAGAACAACGCAAGGGTTGTAGTCGCCACCGTTACATTCCAATTTTGCTTGCCAAGACGGCCACGCCAGTTGACAGCACCCCTGACTATGGCGTTGTTTACAAGACGCCAGACGGCAAACAGTTTGTCAATGGTGATCCAGAGGTCAACCCAGACTTTATCAGCAGCGCTGAAATCCACGCCTGCGCAGACAAGGTGATGCTGACCGACGAGCAGGCGCTTGAGTTGCGCAAACAACACAACGCGAGGTTTGTATGAACACACCACCAATTGATCACATCACCTTGCGTGACTTCTTTGCCGCAGCTGCGTTGACTGGCTTGTTGGCTGACGGCGACCGCATCACGGCTGTGCAAAACGCCTATGCTTTTGCCGACAAGATGATCAAGGAGCGCGAACGTGAAGCTGCGTGAGTATCAATCACGGGCAGTTACCGAGTTGTTTGACTGGTGGACAAAGCACCAAGATGCGGCTGACATACCCTTGTTGGTGTTGCCTACCGCTGCCGGCAAGTCGGTGATCTGCGCTGAGATTGTGCGCCAGATGTGGGATCAGTGGCCAGAGTTTCACCCGCGCACTGTGGTGCTGGTTCCATCCAAGGAACTGGCCGAGCAGAATGCGGCCAAACTCAGAGCCTTACTCCCTCACAATATCAGCGTTGGATTTGTCAGCGCAAGCCTTGGCAAAAAGAAATACAACGCCGATGTGATCGTGGCCACTATTGGCAGCATTCACAAATCTGCTTATCTTCTTGGCAACATCAAGGCCGTGATCATTGACGAGGCTCACCTAGTGAGCCAGAAGGCAGGCGATGCAGGAATGTACAGATGGTTCCTGTCTGAACTTGGCCAAATGTGTGAGTTCAGAACTGTTGGCATGACCGCCACGCCTTTCAGGGGTAACCAAGTCTGGCTGACCGATGGTGATGATCCATTGTTCACAGGCATCGCCAGTCGAGTGTCTATGCGCGAATTGCTCGATGCCAAATTCATTGCGCCACTGGTTCCACCAACCGAGCGCATTGAGACTCGCATCGATGCCAGCAATGTTGGAATCTCCAATGGAGACTACAAAATTGGGGAGTTATCCCGCGAAGTTGACAAATATTTGTCGAAAGTGGCCTTAGAAGCTACCAAAATCGCCTCAGAACGCAAGAAATGGATTGCCTTCACACCGAGTGTCGCCAACGCCGAAAGCCTGTCTGAGAAGCTAAATTCGCTTGGTATTGTCAGCGCGGTTGTTTGTGGGGAAACACCAAAGCAAGAACGCGAAGACTTGATTCGCCAGTTTAAGAGCCACCAGATTCACTGTTTGGTAACTGTCTTGGCGTTATCAGTTGGCTTTGATGTGCCAGACGTAGATTGCATTATTTGGTGCAGGCCAACGAAGTCGCCAGTGCTTTATGTGCAAGGAATGGGCCGAGGCACTCGCATTGCAGACGGCAAAGATGACTGCTTGGTGCTTGACTTTACCGACACAGTTGAGCGCTTGGGGCCAGTGGATACCATCCAAGGCAGGGCTAAAAAGAGGTCAGGCCCACAAGAGGCGCCCTACAGCATTTGCCCAGACTGTGGTGAACGCAACGCACCAGCTGCGCTTGTGTGCATCTATTGCCAAGGTCAAATCAGAGAGGAAGAAGAGGCCGCGCCAATGGATGCCAAGGTTTCATTAGCAGCGCTTTTGTCGAGTGCAAGTGAAATTGGCGAACTAATTTGGCATGATGTGACCAGAGTTGACTATGCCATCCACAGAAAAGAAGGCAAGCCAGACTCGCTAAGGGTTGACTACTTTTCTGGCTTGCTTCGCACTGCCAGTGAGTGGGTTTGTTTTGACCATCATGGCTATGCCAAAGAAAAGGCTTACCAATGGTGGGCTAGAAGAAACCCTAATGGCATTCAGCCAAACAATACATTTGTGGCATTTGGTTTAAGCAAGCAATTGTCATCACCATCACGTATTGCAACCCGCAAAAATGGAAAATACACAGAGGTAAAACATTATGAATTTGACAGAACTTAACGCCATCAAGAGGCATCTGGACAGCCAAGTCAAACAAGTCAACACTATCCAAGTCAATTGCCAACAGTGCAACAACTTAGAGACAGGTATTTGCAAGCAGTATGGAGCAGCGCCACCATTAGAATGGATTACTGGCACTGTGGAGTGCGAACATTGGGAATGGGATCAAATCCCTTTTTAAGGAGACATCATGTTAGAAAAACCACCATATTCAAAGATTAGCTACCCGTCAACTCCCACCAAAATGGGCAAAGATGGCGTTGTAGAGTTTAAATGGGAGTCGGGCGCTGATGTGCAAACACTTTGGCGCAAGCATGGATGGACACCGCCTAGTGAGGGTATGCCACCCCCACCGCCCGAGCGTGAGCGCCTTGTAGATGTACCTCTTAGGAGAGTGCGCTAATGATGCCTGCAATTCAAATGGGCCGAACCACGCCTGTGCATCAACTAAAGTTTTGCACCAAGTGCCAAGCTGATAGGCCGCCAGAGGGCGGTGTTGATATGGGTGCAAAATGGAACTGCCAGCTTTGCTGGGTCAGAAGAACAACTGGTAAACACTTAAGACAACATGCCAAGACCAAAACCACCTGAACCTCTACTAGGACGACAAGTCCGGATGTCAGATAGACATTGGATGATCTTGCAAGAGCTTGGCGGCGCTGAGTGGCTGCGTAAGCAACTGGATAAGAAAGCCAAGATGCCTGCTAAGTATTACCGCCTTGAACTGGACGCACCTTCAAAGAAAGAAACCAATGACTAACCAAAGCGGCTGGCGTAAGCGCCAAATTCAAATGCCCAAGTTTGACATTTGGGAGCGCGAGAGCCTGGTTGATTTTGCAGGGGAGTGCTACGTCAAACTGTGCGAACAAGATGACCGCATTCAACAGCTTGAGTGCGATCTGAAGACGGCGCTTGAGGCTTATAGAGACTTAAGTAAGAACCTCTAAAGCATGGTTAATGTGTTTGATCCGGTCTTCCAAGCCAATAAAGCCACCATTGATTTTTTTGGTTAAAGTTTTGTAATCTTGAGAGTCTGCATACTGGTTGAGTTTATGAGTGTCCCAAAACCATCCGGCAGTGAGAGCTGCGTACTGAGGTGTAGCCACAAGATCAGGGTTTGCCCAGAAGTCAACACCCAAGGCCTTGCCAGCGTGAAAATACGAGCTAGAGCCTGTCAATTGGATGCAACCCCTGCCTCGGAAACGATACCCATCCCCAGAGGCTTCATCCCTGTTGCCCATACGATTTGCGTAAACAGTATTAGCAATGAGCTTTGGATTTCTCTGACACGCTTGAGCCTTGGCAGCATCAAAGCGTTTAGGCCATGTCTTCATTAAACCAGCCGCAGAGTATGACAAACCCTCTTCTAGCATCCTGAAGTTTCCACATTCATGCCCACATTGACCAATGAAAGCCGCTTTTCTAAGGGGATTCATAATGTCAAAACGCTCAAAAGTGGCATTTAAAGCATCTACCCACTCCTCACCAATATGAAGTTGTCGGAGTTGTTCTTTACTGACCATTGACTAATCTCCTTACTTCTTCGTAGGCGGCAACGCAGGAGTTAAGTTTGACGATGGCTTTGTCTCCATCTGCTGCGATGTCGATAAGAGCTGCAATAGTCTGTCGCTCAAGTTCGCTTTCATCGGGCTGGCTGGATTGTGGATTTCCAGTGGCAATGGGGGTACTTGCATTGGCTTGTGGACAACTTGCGGTTGGGAGCCGCAGCCGACCAGTCCTAGCAAGCTCATGCATAGCAGACTGTTTTTTCTTGACATCATCTTGGGCCTTTCTGAGTTTCGTTTCCTGATCTTGCAGTTTCTCGCCAAGCTCTTTCTCTTTGGCTCTGGCTTCATCATTCTTTTTGGCAATGGCAATCTTCATGTCGCCATCACGTTCTAGCCATCCATAGTGGTGTCCTACTTGGTATGTACCAAAGAGAGATACCAAAACACCCACAATAAGCCACGGTAGAGGGATTGGGAACATTATTCAGCCTCCTGTCTAGCCACAGCCAATTGAACTCGCTCATGGTCGTCTTCTAAGTGGTCTGGAGGAGTAGTTGGAGGAGGGCCTGGCGTCCAAGATTCATCCAATTCAGGGTTTATCCAAGCGGGTAATGCTCCTGAAGGTGAAGTCCATGTCTGAGAAGGGCTGTAGGAAGCGTTAAAACCGCCCTGTGAGCCTCCGTAGCCCATTGGTTGACACATTGGCTGTGTTGGGGGATTAAACATTTTAGAAGCCGCACCCGCTGCCCTTTTTGTCATCACTCCACCAATACCACCAACAATCAGAAGAACAATGTCGTTCAGCATCTTGGTATAGGCTTGGTCAATCGGGGCCATACTCTTGATAGGCTGAGTCACAAAAGTGACAGAATAGAGTAAAGCAATAACGATAAAGCAGAGGATAAGTGTGACGACAATCACAACAAATCCCCAAACTCTGACCTCAAACTCTTCAGTTGTTAGGTTTTTCGGGTTGGATGTCATTTACTTTTTTCTCCAAGATTGGGGCTACCAAGTATTCAGGGCATTGTTGGGTAAACAAACATTTAGGCTTTTGGCACTCTTCTGCATGAAAGTGGTCAGGATTCTGACACTTGTAGCGATAGCGGTCTTCACATCCAACTAAAAATACAAGCAATACAAGTAATACATATTTCATTTACCTAAACCAACCCTTCCAAGTAGAAGATTGACAATTCTGTCAGACAGATCATCAGGTAAGAACTTCAGAAAACCCAAGAAATATAGTGCCACACACCCGTAAACGAATA